GTCATCATATTTATATAATGCTATTGTAGGTTGACAACCATAATAAGAATTTTTATTTAATTCTTTGCATATTTTTACAAATACTTCTACCTCTTTATCTGTTAAATCTATTTCTAAACTTGTTGTATCATCACAACCGATTATTTTGTATATAATATTTCATTCCCTCTACTCCTTCCTTGCACTGTTTTTTGAAAATATAGTGCATTTTTTATATTTTTTCTACTAAATCTGCTTTTATTAGGTCGTATACAGCATCTAAACTTTGCGTGTCCATTGTTACAAATTTCAATACTCTACTTAAACCTTTTCTTGCTTTATCATTTGGTATATCTTTATAAATAATAAGTCCAACATTAATTTTTTTATCGTTTTTGTAATAATAAGCAATATCCATTTCTCCAAATCCGATACTTTTCTAATTCTTTTAAATCTACATTATCTTTTATCTTTAACATACTCCTTATTCTCCTTTTTCTATTTTATATTCTGCTTGTGCAAATTGTTCACGAGTTACAATTGCTATTAGTTTTACCCCTTTTCTTTCTATTTCTTCTTTTATAAAAATTAATTCATCATTATCGTGTATGTCTGTTATGTATATTTGATTTACTATTGTTCCGTATTTTCCATCTCTTACTAATTCTTTAAATTTAACTACATCTCCGTACTTCTATTAAATCTATTATGTTTTTTGAGTGTTTTTGTATAAATGCAGGTGTTAAACTTCCTTTTCTACTGTCTAAATAATAAGCTTTATGTCCATATACTCTTTTCCCATCTCTTTGTTCTTCTCTTATGCCTATAACTTTGTGTATATCTCCTTTATGTGTCCTTACATATTCTCCGTACTTCTATCATTGTTCTATTCTCCTTTCAGCAATTCTTCTAAAACTTCTTTTTGAAGAATTAGCCTTTTCATTCTATCTTCATTTCCACAAAATGCTATTGCAAATTCTAGTTCTTCTATCTTTTCTTTTATTAAAGATTGTTGTTTTTCTACTATTTCTCTTAATTCTCCATTCTCTTTTTTATGTGCTTCATTTATTTCTTCTAAATCTTTTATTCTTTCTTTATCTGATTGTCTTTCTTTTAATAGGTTTTCTATAACTTGCACTTCGTTCCAACTTATTTCACAATTTATACATTCTGATAACTTACACTCGTTACATCTTTTTAGTAATCTTTCTAATACCTCTATATCATTCATAGACTTTACTCCTTATTTTATATTTCTTCTACTTGCCATACAGCAGGCTCATCTACTCCGTTATAATAACAATAATCTACATACCTTAGTTCATTAGGTTTAATATCTGGAACTACCTTCTTAAATATTTCTATGTATTTTTTATCTTCATTTGGCGTCAGCATTCTAACACTTTCAAAATCTCCGCTACTTGCTCCATATTCATCGTGTAATATGTAGTCAATATAAAATTCATATTCATCAGTAGTAAAATTATATCCTCCACCTATATTTAAGTTGTTTATAGTATTTCTGTATTCTGTATTAATTATTTTTTCTTCTTTGTTGTAATATTCTTCAATACTATCTTTCCAAAAATCTTCATTTTCCTTTTTTATTTTTTCTATTATTTCTTCTGGTATTTTAAATCTCACACATTTCTTTCTTACATAATCGCTCATATTAATTTTTCCCCTTTCTTTCTGGTATTCCATAAGCCTTTATAGAACTCCATTTTATTAATCCTGTGCATTTTTCTTTATTGCACATATATTGTTTAGCACATTGTTTACAGTTCATTCTTTTTCCTTTCTCTATAAATTCTTTGATATTCTTTGTTGTATAGTTTTTCACATTCTTTACAATAACAATTGTATCTATCTTGCTTTTTCATATATCTAAAATCAGTTTCATCTTTATATAATCCACACATACTACATTTTCTTATCATTAATCCACTTCCTCTATCTCTAAAATCACTTTACTTGTATTTGCATATTCAAATGTATCCATAAATCCTGATACATAGTTTCTATTGTCATTTTTTAATTTACCTGCCTTTACCATACTGTCTAATATAAACTTTTTAGCAAAACATACATTGTCTAAATCTCGCCTTTTGTTTTCTTCTATCCAATGAAAATGTATTTTTATAGGTTTCTCATATTTAGGCAATAAGTTTATATACCAACCTATATCTTTTTCTACATTCTTTTTCATATTAGCTCCAGCATATTTATTCTTTCTGCATTCGTTTATGTAATTATTCAGACTTGGTAGTCGAAATGGTATCTCTATCTTGTCCATCTTTTGCCTCCTCTATGTAATATTCACATCTCCAAACTCCTTTGAAGTTTATATCTTCACATCTGCCACATTTGTATTTACATTTTCCACATATTCCGCTCTAGCGGTGGATAATTATATTTCATAAGCTTGCTCCTTTATCTCAATTTATAAGCCGTTACATTTCTGTGAGTTTCGAAATCATGTTTTTTGCCATTTTCTTCTATCAAGTAATACTTATCTCTTAATTCATTAAGTCTAGGTTGTACATCTTGCCTTTTCCATGTATTGTTTATTCTTTTAGCAATCTCATTAGCTGTCAATGTTTCTCCTGTACTTAATACAGCAAGTATTCTAGTGTATAATATTGGTCTTATTTCTTCTGTTTTTTCATTACTTTCGTGTCTTGTTTGCATTGTTAAAATACTCATTTGTTATTCACTCCTTTACATATATCTCTTCATTTGGTTTTATTCCTAATTCCTGAAATGTAGGTATTTCGTGATTATTATTTAATCCATTTTCACAAATACATCTACAAGCATAATTGTAAGTTAACCTGCCTTCGCCTATTATTTTTTTGTAATACACATATCCTTCGCCTCCGCAAATATTACATTCTGTCGTTTTGTTTTCTTCTTTTTTCTCACGTGGCACTTCTTTATCTACTTCAATAAAATCTGCTACTTTAGGCAAATATTTGCTTTTTCTTATAATTGAAGATATTAACTGTCTATATCTTTCAATATTTATAGTCTTTAATTCCTCATACATTATTCTTCTTTGCTCTGTTGTGTATTCTTTGCCATAGTAACTTTCTATTCTCGATGTTGCTTCTATAAACTCGCTAATTTGCATTTCTTAATGCCTCCTCTAATTCTTTCATTTTTCTTGCGTTTATTTCTTCTGCTGTTTCTTCTCTATTTTCTGTTTTAACTGTTTTATTTTTAAATTCAATTTCATCTGCTTGTACTTTTTCTATTGTATCTAGCTTCTTTTCTACATAGCTGTCTAATATAGTCATTGCATAATCCCATTTAGCACCTTTTCTAGCTGTTTTCTTTAAAGCATACTCAATAACTTCATATGTCAATTTATCTAAATAGCTTATACATTCTTGTATATTGTTTAGATTTGTACTTCCTATTGTTTCAAGAAATGTATTATTTAGTTTCTCAACATCAGCATCATATAAAGCTAATGCATTTTCATTTTCATTATCATTTACATTTTCATTTTCATTTACATTTACATTATCATTTACATTAGGTTTTGTTTTGGTTTCTTTGTTTTCAAAACCATTGGTTTTTTCTTTTTTAAAACCATTGGTTTCTTTTTTAGGTCTACCACCGCTTTTTCCCATTCTCGTATCTTTTAGTATTTGCAAGGATTTGTGGTTTAATTAATATAAATATTGTTTTTGCTAATCCTGTAAGCTCTGTTTCGTTTCCATTTAAAGCTAACTCACAAATTGCATCATATACTTTTAATCTATCCTTCTCTTTTAAATCTTGTAGTGCTTCAAAAAAGCTTTTATAGAATACAAAACTTTCTTTTTCTGCCATTGTTTTTTCTCCTTTCGTATAATAAAGGGCAAACTTTATTATGTCTGCCCTAAGTTGTATTTGTTATATATTAATTCTTCTTCATTCCAATCTTCATATTGAGATTGTAAGTATTCTCTCATCTTACCTTCATATATTTGTGTGTGTTGTCCGTGGTCTTCTTCATAATGACATTCTGGACAAGCTGTGACTACATTTTTTGGAATCCCTAAACCTCCTTGACTGCGCTTTTTGTAATGAGCATTTGCACAAGTTTTAGGTACATATCTTCCGCAAAATATACAACACTTGTTATCCCTTAGCCATACTATTTCTTTTACCTTTTGTGAAATATCACAAGCTTTACTTCTTTTGCTCATTTATTATTCCACTCCCTTAACATACTTTTTACTTCTTCATCTGGTCTTGTTTCAATTCCTTGTGCTTTACATTCTCCTACTAAACCATCTATAAGAATTGACATTTCCCTTGAATCCATTTCTGAACTTCCTTTATATACTTTGTAGTGTTTAAAATCTTTTCCGTTTAAATTTGATTCTCCTGCCTCTGTGTAATATTTAAAATATCCACTTACATCTATTGTTGCTAAAACACTTACTACTTCTACTTGTCCATATTTTTGTAGCAATATAAAATGCAATTCTTCGTTATCTAGTCTTAATACATTTGCTAATTCATTTAAAAGTTCCCAATAATATGCGTTAGCTTTTAATCCTCTTTTTGGTTTATATATTTTTATCTCTAGTTTTTTATCTTTGTCTTGCTCTAATGCCCAATTTATTACTTCTCTTTGTGTACCTATCATATGTACCACCTACTTATTTTCATCAGCTAATTTCTTGCCACTATTTTTTAATGCATTTTCTATTGATGAATAATCTTTAACATCTAATATTTTTGGTAAATTTCCTATTCTTGATTTTTTAACTATTGCCTTTGTTTCATCTCCATTTTTTTCTAATTGAATAACTATGTCCATTAAATATTCCACTATGTCTAATGCATCGTATGTAAGTCCAACTGGTTGCATTTTTCCATCTTTTGTATCCCATAAATTTTTAGCTCTAGCTATTAAAATCAAATTCATAGGTATATCTTTCAATTGATTTAATACATTTCTTACTGTTTCCCTTCTATAGGCATACCATTTTGTTTTTTGTACTGCATTTAAATCGCTTACTTTTTTTCCTATCATTTCTTCATATTTTCTAGCGCTTATGTCTTCTATGCAATCTAATAAATCTGTCAAAGGGTCTACTACTAAGGTTTTTCTATCTGGATATTGACCTTCTATTATTTCTTTTAATAAATTTACTGTTAAAGTTGCTGGATTACTCGCTAATGTATTAGCTTTATCCACTTCTGCTTTGTAAAAATCAAATTCTTCTGCATATAACCTTGTACTACCTTCTAAATCTATTACTATTGGATTTGGAGAAGATAAAGCAAATC